AGCCACAAATCCCACATTGGCGCAGTTTGGCAACGTCGGCGCCGGAAGTGGAGTGGGGCAATTCGACATTGCCAACGTGACAATAGATTATAGCCAGGGGCGTACCACCACAATAGCGAATGTCCCCACTACGATCTGCGCCAACATAAAGCCGGGGTGTCCCGCCGCATCGGATTTAATTTTGGGCGTCGGCGGTACAACAGCGACCAGCGCCACATACCCATTCGTGACCGGAGATGCAAACCGAATTCTAAATGTCACCGGTGGTACCGGTTGCACAGTTGGCGCTTACACAATTTTGTCAGTTACAGCGGGAGTCGCCACGCTCGACACATCGGCGGGTACTCTCGCATCCGTTTGTAGTTGGGCAGAGAACACGCTCACAATTGGCGTCATGCAGCCATAAAAAAACCGGATGCGCAGCGAACGCATCCGGCCAAGGTGTTTCGGAGGAACGATCAAATAACGTCTTCGATCCTACTCCCCTTCAATTCAGACTGCAAGGCCCTATTTGACCACGGAGACGGGCGGCACTGTGTTTGCCGTGTGCGTATCCGTTACCGTTGTGGAGCAACTCAAGCGAGTATCCAACGAGATGCTGACTGGCCCTGGCGTCAGATGGTAAAACCCTCACCTGGGTACAGGCAGACCAGGGAGACTACCGGCTGCGAATGGGTTCGCCAGCATGTACGGCGGGCACCACGACGCCGACTCTTGACCTTGACGGCCTGCCCTACCTGCGCAACGATATCGGCCCTTATCGATGCGCCCCCAAGGTGGCGTTCGCGGGGATGATGTGAGAGTCCCCCTCGCTCTCATCTTCGCCCCCGCCGCAAACCGTACTCTGCGCGGTACAGTGCGGAGGCGCGGGGGATGCGGGCTACACGGGAACACAAGCAGTACCGCCCGCCCAGCGAAGAATGGGCAAAGGAGAAAATGAATGATTCAACTGGATAAAGACGGTGTGACGCTATTCTACATCGAAGCGGATGGGACCAAGGTCTCGCACAACTACATGGAGGGCCAGGCGTACACCGATATGCTGGTCATCCGGGACGCGCAGATTTCGGCCGCTCTCGCGAACACTCAGGCGGTGGCCAACTACAACAACGTGCTGGCGAACGTGCAGATTTCTGTGACGGCCGGACGTGGTGACACGGTGACTGCGCCGGCGAAGCCGCTGCAGAAGGTGGTAGCGGACGCGGACGGAGCGGTGACTTACATTCCGTTCGTGCCACCGCTGGCCGATATCGTGCCACTGGCCAACGTCGTGCCCAGCGGTCCCATCGCGGCTCCGTCGGTGGATAAGGAGACCATCATGTACAACGCGATCCAACTGATGCTGCCGAAGATCGTCGCACTGTACCAGAAGGAATTCCCGAACGGGTGAACGCCATGAGAACGGCGGCTACAATTCTGGTGTTGCTGGCGTGCCTCTGCCCGGTGGCAGGGGCACAGACCGCCGCGCCGCCAGCGGCATCTCCCTACCCATCCAACTGGGTAGGCGTGGGGGCGGGCTTCACCTCCGGGGCCACGCCCCCTATCAACGGCTGGGCCAGCTATGCCATCAAAATCAGCGATAAGGGGCCGATTTACTCGTTTTCTTCCTATGACATCGTGAGCGGGAAGACGAAGCCGTTCTCAATCCAGACCTCGGTGCGTACGGGCTTCGCCACGGTCTTGCGGCAGTGGGGGCCGGTGTACGTGCTGGGATTCGCCGACGCGGGCATGGCGACCGCCGCGACGGTCAAAACGACGGCTGGAACAGCGGTGGCGGCCACGACGGTTACCGGGGCGTTCTCGGGCGCCGGGGCGGTTATCTGGCAGATCGGCAAGACGCACTGGACGTTGGAGGGCTGCGTCCGGTATCTGGCAACACCGATCAACGGCAATAGCAGGGTTCTGGAGTTCGGGAGTGGGAGGACATTTTGATGGGAATACTCGACGGAACAATCGCCAAGGCCGAGAGCACCGGCGTTGACAAACTCAAGGCGGCGCTCCTGGCACTGGAGCAGCAGGGCGGCGCGGAGCTTCAGCCGCTGGTCGCCACGGCGCGGACGGCGCTCGATGGGCTGCTCGGAGAACTGAATCAGGACGCGCTTGTGCTGGTGGACCGGCTCAGGGCGGCGGAGTTGGCGCTTGTGGACCGGCTGGAGCTGGCCGGTCACAACCTGATCGCCGACATCGCGCAGTATAAAGTGGGGTTGGTGAAGTAGAAGTCATGTACATAGCGACCCGACAATGGCACTCATAGACCGAATCAACAAAGTATCTAACCGCCAAGAGTTGACGGTCATTCCCGGCTCCATGCAGGAGTTGCCTAAAGCCGCTCCTTTTTCTGAAATCGGAGTCAGCGGCCTCCTCCGAACCTCCGGGACGGGCTATGTTTTTGAGGAGTTCTTAGCAGAGCTCTCCTCATACAAGCAGAAGCAAGTCTACCGTGAGATGCGGGACAACGACGCCGTCATCGGGGCCATGTTCTTCGCCTTGGAGATGATCCTTCGCCGCAGCGAGTGGCGCGTAGAGCCCGCCAAGGGAAAGAAGGGCGACCAGTACGGCGAGTTCGTGAAGTCCTGCATGACGGACATGAGCATGACCTGGGAGGACTTCATCGCCGAGTGCGTGAGCGAGTTCGCCTTCGGGTTCGCGTTGTTCGAGACCGTTTACAAGCGAAGGCAGGGGCATGACGGAAAGAAACCGTCGCGCTTCGATGACGGGTTGATCGGTTGGCGGAAGTTTGCCCCGCGCGCCCAGGAGTCTATCCTGTACTGGATCTGGGACGACGAGGGTGGATTGCAGGGAGCAGTTCAGTTAGCGGCCCCCGACTACCGAACGGTTCCTATTCCGATAGAGAAGTTGCTGTTGTTTCGCACCACATCCAGTAAAAACAACCCTGAAGGACGTTCTTTGCTTCGCAACTGCTATCGGAGCTGGAGCTTCAAGCGCCGGATCGAGGAGGTCGAGGGCATCGGTATTGAGCGCGACCTTTGCGGGCTGCCGGTCATCTACGCTTCCGGCGAGGTGATCGAGAGCATCCCGGGCGGTCTGGCCGCGCTGAAGAAGATGGTGACCAACATTCGCATGGACAACCAGGCGGGGGTTGTGCTACCGATGATCTACGACGACAAGGGCAACCCAGGGGTCAAGCTTGAACTCCTGCGGTCGGGCGGTAGCAAGGTCGCGGACGTGAACGCGGCGATCTCCCGCTACAACGCGGACATGCTGAACACGATCCTCGCGGGTTTCGTTCAGTTCGGTGAGTCCCCGCATGGCAGCAAGGCGCTCCACATGAGCGCCACCGCTATCTTCAGCCTGGCCATCTCGGCGTTCATGGACTCCATCGCGGCGACAGTCAACCGCATCGCCATTCCGCGGCTGATGGTTCTCAACCGGATGGACTTGGAGTACGCGCCCAAGTTGGTTCCCGGCGAGATCGGGGTGCGCGACCTCAACGAGCTGTCCGAGTATATCAGCAAGCTGGCGGCTAGCGGCCTTACGTTCTTCGACGCCGAAACTGCCGGTTACCTCAGGAAGATTGCCCGGCTTCCCGACGCCCCGGAAGAGGCAGAAGCTCCGCCGCCCGGAGCGTCGGTCACGGGCACGCCGTTGGTTCCCGTTCCTGGAACTTCGGAGGCGCAGACGCCTCCCTCTCCCAAGGAGCCGGTCGCCGAAAAGCCCACTCCATCAAAGCCCGAAGAGCAGCCCGCCGTCCCAGTCAAGCCCAAGGGAGCGGCTCCGCCTTCCGGGAACGCCGACGCGGAGTCCAAGCTACAAGGTGTGGCGTAGAAACGCCCTAGGAGCCCTCCGGGCGTCCGGGGGATGGAAAGCTATGGGGCAGGGGTCAACGACGCGTCCTAGGGCATCCTAGGTGCCAATAAACGGGTGTTTAGAGGGGTAGGAGAATCGAAAATGGGACTGCTTTTGAACATACTGCTGGTTTTGCTGTTGGGAGGAGGTGGTGGATGGTACTGGGTCCGTCACGGGGAACCGCCGAACATCACAGTGGACAAAGTTGGGTTGACGTGCAGCGCGGGCGCGGGCAGTATCGCACTTCCAGGTTGGCACGGCTTCTTACGCAACGGGGAATTGGTGACCGTATGAGAATGCTGACGACTCTTCTTCTTTGTGATGCTGTTCAAAAAGATAATCTGAACCATGACGAACTAGGGAGATTCGCCGAAGGGAGTTCAGGAACGGCCAGATCAGCGAGCTCTACTGCGAATGGTTCTAATAAGTCGGTAGATCATTTGGCTGCCGCTGCTAGCCATCAATCTGCTAAAGACGCTCATTTTGCTGCTGGTAAAGCATATCGGGCAGAGTCACTACGCCGCGAAGAAGTCGGAAACAATTTGAAAGGAAAGTCTAAAAAAGAAGAGTTAAAAGCGGCCTCTGAATTAGAGAATAAAGCGACAGCGCATTTCGCGCAAGCGGAAGTTCACAGAACTAATGCTGAGTTTCATCGACTGGCGAGTAATCCTAAAAACTCGTTCGTCCAATCAACCACAATGGCTGGGGTTCCCGGTCAAGCTTACATGAATTTGGTTCATCCTCCACGTAAATAGATGCCGATCACGTTCGTCCGTAAGTCGAGGGTCGAGTCCGACGTCATACTTCAAGCTGCTGCCGGCATGGAGAAGAACTTATCGGCAGCGTTTTTGCGGGCGGTGGAGGCTTTCAAGGGCACCGTCAACATGACCAAGCTGACGGAAGCACTGGCCGCTCACGACAGCAACGCGGCCATGGCAATCTTGGGGCTGGACAAGGGGTTCGCCGACGCGTTGATGGGCAAGGGCCTGAGCGCGGGGGTGCAGAGCTTCCGGGACGCGTTGCAGGCGACCTACGCGGCGGGGGCGAAGGCAGCCATCAACCAGCTCCCATCGCAGGTGTCGATCAACCTGTCGTTCAACCTGATGTCACCCGAGGCGATCAGTCACTTGGCCACCTACGACTTCAGCCTGATCCAGCAGATATCCTCGCAGACCGTGGAGACGATACGCGGGGTCATCACGAACGCCTTCACCGTAGGAGGTTCTCCGACGCAGCAAGCACGCGAGATCAGGGACGTGATCGGGCTGACCGCGAACCAAGAGGCTGCCGTGGCCAACTTCCGTGACGCGTTGGAGACCGGGAACTTCCGGGCCGCGATGGATCGGGCATTGCGTGACGGGCGATACGACTCAACGCTATTGCGCAACGCTCGGAACGGCACGGCGCTGGATAATGCGCAGATAGACAAGATGGTCTCGCGGTACAACGAGCGCTTCTTGAATTACCGCGCAACTACGATTGCGAGGACCGAGTCGATTCGCGCAAGCAACATGGGCCAGCAGGAGGCATGGAGCCAAGCGCAGGCGCAGGGGTTGCTTCCAAAAACAGTTCAACGCGTGTGGATTGTAAGCGGAGATGACGATACCTGCTCCGAATGTGAAGATTTGGATGGTGAGACTGCGGGCATCGGTGAAGAGTTCGCTCCTGGAATAATGGCTCCCCCGGACCCACACCCGAGCTGCCGGTGCACAACAGCACTTGATCTGTGACATTTCTCTCGAACGTGGTCAAAATGATTAAGATTCTTGTCTTCCTATTAGCGTTGTCGGCTCAGGCGACGACCTTGTTGCGCATTCAGTGCGGCGGTCCTGGAGGGGCTGACCCGCTAGGCAACGCTTGGCAGTCGGACTCCGGCTACTACACGGGTGGCGCGGCGTGGAGCACGGCAAACCAGGTCAGCATGGGCACGCTGCCCGTTCCGTATAGCACGCTGCGGTACTCGGCGAGTCCTCCGGGTTCGGCGGTCACGTACGCTGTCCCCGTTCCAGCAGCTGCCACTGCTTATAAAGTCACTTTGAAGTTCGTCGAGCCAAACAAGACGGCGGCCGGACAAAGGGTGTTTCAAATCACGGCGAACGGTGCGGTGGTGGCTCCCGCCTTAGATATTTTCTCCGCCGCTTCCGGGGCGTTGATGCCTTATGACTTGCCCGCCTTCACGGCGATCTCTAGCGCCGGCAGCCAGATCGTGGTCACATTGGCACCGCAGAACGCGAGCATGAATGTCGTGATATCCGGCATCCAGGTGGACGATGCCATCGTGATTCTGCCGCCTTCCCCACCATTAACGAGGACAGCAAAGGCTACGTGCGAGATTCCATATGGAGAAGGCGGAGCGCAAGGCGGTGATATATCCTCAGGCCTCTACCAACTGTGGGGGTGCTGGAATCTGACCGGTATGCCGGATAGGATCACTTCGGTACGATGCGCCAGCGGCGCTCCCGGTACTATTTTGGACGTATTGGTTCCTGATGTGACGGCTTCCGATCCAAAAACATTGAAGTCGATCTTGCCCTCGCCGATAACCTGTTCCGTTCCACCAGATCCGGTAGTAGGAACGGCATTGACTGGAATTTCCTACCCTCCCGGAGAGTTTCTTCGTTTTAATATAACAGTAGCTGCTCCGGTTTCCGGAGCTAGTACGGCTAGTCAGATCGTAGCGGTAGTTGACTACGAATGGGATGTCCAGCCTCCTGTTGGGTTTGCCCCTTATCTCACTGGATTGGAGGCTGCCGCCCCGGTCTGCCCAGCTACTGGGTTGACGTTCTTCTATGCGACTGACACCGACCATCTATTCCGTTGCTACAACGGTGGAGAATGGAAAGTGGTCGGGGACGTTAGCAACACTCCGCCGGTTAACTGACAATGGGGCGTCGAGACACAGAACGGGAAGAGGCTTGGATGAGGGACCGCCAACTCCATCCCAAGGCTGCCTGCAAGATACACAAGCGGGGGAAACCGCACGGAACCAAGCCTCACGGAACCAGATACTCCTACGTGCTAGGGTGCCGCTGCCCCGCCTGCTTGGCTGCAAACCGAAAGTATGGACGCGAGTATCGGGCAGTGAAGCGAAACGGAAGAGTGCCTCATCCCGGCAACAGCCGCATGCGGTGGCCGGTTCGAGAGTTGGAGCAAAGGAAATCCCTCACGGTGGACTCCGTGGTCATCGTGCAGAGGGGAGTGGGGCTGTATGCCCTGTGAGGACGTGAGTGCTGACACCTTGATCACCGAGTACTTCCGGAAGTACAGCGAGGACCAGCCCCGCGCCGCCAACGGCGAGTGGGGCGCAGGCGGTGCCGTCGAGTTCAAGCCGAGCGAGAGGGTCCAGCGGGCGATGGCCGGGTACGTCGCGACGGGGAAGCGCGAGCAGGACATCGCCGACAAGTCGGAGAAGGTTCTCAGCGAGGCCATCGGCATCCCGCGCACGGCTGACAACAGTGCGTTCGACCTCAGGAACGATGATGTCGGTATCGAGGTGAAGACCCTCGTGAGCACTCAGCATGAGAATCCCAAGATCACGATGTCGAAGGCTGCTCTGGGTCGCAAATTAGCGGAGCAGCGCGGGGACGAGTTGAAGGGTTACACGGTGGTCGTGGACAGGCGAGCGGGTGGGTTGAGCGGCAAGGCCACCTACTACTATAAGCAAGGTTTCGGCAGCTTCCGGGTGAGCAACATGACTAAGGTATCGCTTTCCGAGTTGAGGGGGATCGTGCGGGGATGAGCTACACGCTCGTGAATCATTCCGGCGACATCGGCCAGTTCGCCAGCAATGCCGGGCTCACAGACCTTCGAGACGCCTGCGACGGAGTTCCCTTGCTACGGGACTTCTTCGACGAGGGCTACACGGACAAGTGCGGGGAGGTTGCGCTCGCGCTGATGAAAGTCGAGGGACCGGCTGACGTGGTCTCCACTGCGAAAGGTCTTGCCGAGATGATAAAGGACCAGGAGGTCGCCGCCATCAGCAACGGGGTCGCCAGCGATGATGAAGACGCAGAGGCCGAGCCGACGGAGAAGGTTGATGTACAGGGGCTTCCGGAAGAGGTCGCCAAGTCGATACCGGATGCTGCCGGAAAGGAAATCTTCCAACGGGTGCTGGCCGAGCGCAACGGCAGCTCCGAGGTTCATGCCTATCTCAAGGCGTATCACGCATTAGAAGCCGCTGGCTACGAGCACGATGAGGAACTGAAGCAGTGGGTTCATAAGGACTCCCCGACGGTCGGCGACGTTCACGTGGACAGACCCTTCGGAGCGATCAACTGGGCTCCGAAGAAAAAGAAGCGCAAGAAGAAGGACGCTGGGGCGGAGACGGACCACAACGCGGATGGATCGGATATCCTCGACGACGATCTGGACCCCAGCAAGCAAGTAGACAAGGCCGATGTGATCTCTGTGGACGTTCCGCTGTTCATCCGGTTGCTGGAGGTTGCGCGCGAGGAGATCACTGAGGACGAGCCGCTTCACGTGATGACCGAGCGGATCACGGAGCTGCTGGCGGACAAGAAAGAACTGACGATGGAGGATTATGAGGACATCGTTGCGTCGATCAAGAAACGCGGCGCTGAGGGCGCTGACGGGGAGGCACTGGGTGAAGAAGACACCGCGTCTGGTACCGTTCAAGAGAGTGCCGTTGCCAAGCGAATCTCCGGCAACTCCGATATCTCGCTGAACCAGGAGGGTCGAGAGTTGGCCGACAAGCTGGGGGAGCGCATCGCCGCTCGCGGTGGACTGGATGTTCTGTACTCCAGCACACTACCACGTGCGGTTGAGACCGCTGATGCCATTGCTGAGCATGCCACGCCTGGTTTGAAGCGGGCACGGACCAACAAGCTGTGCCCCTGGCACCTGGGCGAGTATGAGGGGCAGATGCCAGAGGATGTGCGCGAGGACATCGACCGCTACATCGAGCATCCCGAGCAAGTGCCTCCAGGCAAGGGAGCTGACGGGGAGAACGCCGAGAGCTTCGATGCGGCCAAGTCCAGGCAGTTGAGTTTCCTGCGGGACGTGTACGCGGACTCCGTGGCCGATCCGACGATGAAGATCGGCTTGGTCATGCACTCGCGCGGCATGGAACTATTGCGGAGTTGGGTGGACGCTGGTTGCCCATCGGACTTCAAGCTGGACCTGGGGGACTTGGAGCGCCCAGACGACCCCGAGCACACGACGCTCCTCCGATGGCACAAGGACGAGGTCAAGGCCGTCGACGTCGAGGACGACGATCCGCTCAAGCCCGGAGTGTACCTGATCCTCCACGGGTTGACCGACGACGACACGGACGCGGGCAACGCCGAGGAGTTGGAGAAGGGTGGTCCTGGCAGTGGCAGGTATCCTGCGGGCAGCGGTGCGAAGGATTCGCATGAGTCTCTGTTGAAAGATCACCAGATACTGTTCGATCATCCGGCGCGGGACTGGAAGAATACGGCAGCTACTCCGGCGGAAGATCAAAACTACAAGGGGATGCTCCACGATCACTTGGCTCAGATAGAAGCTCACGGCAAGGCGTTCGGGATGCCTGCCGCCGCGAAGACTCATCTGGCGCAGGCCAGCAACTACTTGATGACGCGAGGCAACACTGTTTCAGGACGCGAGGGAGCGTTGATGTCGATGCACAACGCCATCCGCGCCATAGGCCATACTGTGGGAGCTTCGGCTGGCAGGGAGTTGGCGTACAAAGTAGATGCAGTCCAGAAATACCTCCCACCTCTTGAAGTTCACCGGGCGGCGAAGAGCGCCTATGACGCAGGGACTTCCGTCTTGGAGATCACCTCGCCGTTGGCGGAGCACGAGGGCCTGGACGAACAGCACGTACGCAAGGTCGCTGAGTTTTGGGCAAGTGCGGAGGCGTCGACTGCGACCAAGCTGACCGCCGACGCCTGGGGCGGCAAGGACGCCGCCAAGTGGGCTGGACGCGTGATCAAGAAGATCGAGCGGGATGACGTTCAAAAAGCCAGCAACGGAATCATGCTAGCATTCTGGCCAGACGCGGAGACTCAGAAGCGGATCGCCGTCGCCGGTGGAGAGCTGCCGGATGACATCCACGTCACGTTGGCCTACTTCGGCAAGCTCGATGAGATGCCGATGGATCGCCTGCCGGCAATGGAGAAGGCCGTCGAGCACTTTGCCGATACCCACTCCCCAGTACAGGTTACACTCGGCGGCGTAGGCAGATTCCCTGCCTCTCCATCCAGTGATGGTATGGATGTGGCCTACCTCGGCGTCCACTCCGACGCGATCCAGAAGTTCAGGCAGGAGTTGGTCGACTGCGTTGAGGCGATGGGCGTGGAGCCCCGCAAGAATTTTGGGTACAACCCGCATATCACGTTGAAGATGGTCTCTCCGCACGCCCCGCACCTGGTTCCCACGCCCGAGCCGATGGAGGTCACGTTCGACCGGGTCATCCTCAGCATCGGGACGGCGCGCAAGGAGTACGTGCTGGCTGGGGTGGTAAAGTATTCTCCGGATCAACCGCGTGATGATCATGGGAGGTTTGGTGAAGGATCAGCGCAAGCTATTGCGGACCAGGCATTGGGTAAAAATGATCGGGCAGCAAATGTTAAGATGCGCGAAGAATTCAATGTTCTTCTCAAAGAGCAGACAGCTATTCGCGGGGACTTGACTAAGGAGCAAGATAAAGCAGTTTCCGCTTACGTGGAGGGAATCCGACAAGGCACGGCGCTACAAGTCTACCAAGTGGTTAACGGTTCCCTACGTGGAACTATGGAGCTACCGGAAGACATGCAGCCGATGGTGGAGACATTGACAGATCTCACGCACACGGAGCTTCCGCGAGATATCACGACTTTCAGGTGCATGGAGGGATCGCGCAGCTCGTCTCTGGAAGTGGGATCTGTTCTTACAGACAAGGGGTTTGTGAGTTCGTCTGTGGGCGCAAAGCAAGCGGGAAACTTTATTCCTATAGAAAAAGGAGAGGGCACGTTGGTGCATATCAGCGCTCCTAAGGGATCGCCTGCTTTAGTCATTCCGAATGATTATGAAGGCGAGGTCTTGTTTCCTCCTGGAAGCAGTTTCCACGTCACCGCGATTCACTCTGTCGAGAGCAAGAGTGATTCTGGAAAGACGATCAGGATGCGGGTCGTATATGCGAATTACACGGCGCAGAAAGCTGCGACTTATGCACAGAAGGCTGAGCGTAGTAGCGGTAATTTGGTTTCAAGATTTGTTTGGCAGGACGGCGATATAAGCGTGTCTAAAGTCGAGAAGCGCGATGAATTCGAGATCTACGGCGACATAGTCAAGGTAGACAAGGCACAACACCTGGTTTTTGGTTGGTTCAGTGTTACGGAAGTTCACGGCAAGACCATCGAGGACACCCAGAAAGATCTCATCAAAGAGGCCACCATCGAGGACAGTGCATATGAGTTCGTGCTTAACGAGCGCAAGGGCGGCGCGATGCACGAGGATGGGAAGAACGGGGAGATCAAGGTCGTCGGCCAGCTCGTTGAGTCCGTCGTCTTCACGCACGAGAAGCAGGAGGCGATGCTGAAGAGTTTGAAGGAGCAAGGCATCGATGCCGAGCTGAATCTTCGTGCTGTGGCATGGTGGGGCGGATTTTTCATACAAGATCCTGACGTGTGGGACAAGATTACGACCGGTCACCTGAGGGCCTTCAGCATCGGTGGCAAGGGCAAACGTGCGAAGATCGGTGAATGAGAGGAGCGCCAAAGTGGAGAAAGTTCAACCGCACCAAACCATTCAGCTTTGCAGGCACTGCCTTCAACGACCGGGGGAGGATCATCGTCTCGATTGTCCTTTTCGGAAAGAGGCCCAATGCGAAAAGTCGCCAGCACCCTCACGATCTTAGTGCTGGTCCTCCTGATCGGCTCGCCCGCGCAGGTTCAGGTGGGCCAGTCTCCGAAGCAGACGCTATCGCCCGAGTTGTATCGGTCGATGAGGGGCAGTGACTCTGACAAGCTCGACACCGTCATCCGACAGCAGGAAATCTTCTCGTATCAGCACACCAAGATGATGGAGAAGATAGACTCCCTGATACCCACGATCAGTCGGAACACGCAGCACCTGGAGGCCATCGATCAGCAGATGGCAGCGGAGCAAACGGCACGCAGGGAATTGCAGGCACAACTGGATCAGCACGTTTCGGGGCAAGTCAACCAACCAATTTCCATCGCGGTGTTGACAGCACAACTGGATACCGTCCGCTCAGTGGGGATCTGGATACTCACGGGCGTCGGAGGCTTACTGCTCGGGCTCATCGCGTTCGCGGGTAAGGCATTTATTTCTAAGAATCTGCCTCCAGCGTGGGCCGCGACGCAGTCGATTCAAGTAGCCGAGCGGCTGCAAGAGCACGAAAAAGCTCAAAAAGAGCTATTGCGGGAGCACGATCAGCGGCAGGAGGAGTATCGAAACCACGTGCTAGGTGGGCTCCAGGAGGTGAAGCAGGTCGTTAACGAGGCTGGGAATCGGGCCGATAAAGCCTTCCTGGAGAGCAACAACGTAAATTTGAAATTGGTAGCTATTGGAGCACAAGTCCGAGATGGAAAACCATTGAAACAGGAGTAAAATATGCACTATAAGAATGGACGTGAAGCAAAGAACGGAGACAAGGTCATACTGCTGTCGGCATACGGATCTCCTGTTATCGGAATCCTGTATGACGCGACGGCCACCTCTTCGAAGTCTCCCGTTAAGCCTGCCGATAAGCCCCCTGAAGTCCCCCCAGGGGGATAAGCGTGGAAATCGACTGGGTAAAGGCAATCGCCATCGGAGGCTGCGTGCTCTGGGGGGTCCAACAGATGAGAGAAATCTATCGTAGGTTGGCGCGGCCTGTCGGACTGACCGTGATGAACGGCGAGTACAAGGCCCTCGTGGAAAACCTAGAGCAACTGAAACGCACCACCAACGAGATGCTGACCGGCCACAAGTTGGCGGCGGATATCCTCGGCTCGATGGCCGCGAAGCAGGAAGTTATGGCCGAGGTTCTTGAAGGGCTTCCGTGTAGGGCTTCCGGATCGCAACTAATCCAACCCACGCTAGCAGGAGCCACGTGCGGTATGTCACCATCCACAACGGCGGGTGATGATTAAGGAGAATAGATAACACATGCCTCAAGAACTCAGCAATCTTACGATTAGTGAGGTAAGTTTGGTCGACAGGCCGGCCAACTCCAGCACGGACAAGGACGGCAAGCGAGTGCCACATGCTCGCGTCGCTTTGTTCAAACGCGATGACTCTGTAGAGAAGGCGGGTAAAACTGAGGGCGGCATCAGCTATCCAAAATCCGACTACGCATACACTCCAGACGATACCCCGTCTAACTGGAAGTTGCGCCTGACAGCGAGTCCAGGCGGCAAGCCCGACCCGCACATAGTCGGCGCGGCGGTCGCGGCACTGGGCAAAGGTTTTCGTGGCAACAAGGTAGAGATTCCGGCGGAGGCGCTGCACGGCGTCAAGGCCAAGGTGCGGGCGGCGTGGCTCGCAGCAAACGCAGACAAGGGAAGCGACGAGCTGCCCGACATTCTAAAACAAATCAACAAAGGAGATACAGGTATGACACTGGAACAGATCGAGAAGAAACTCACCGATCAGGACGCCGTGCTCAAGGCGCTCACCGACGAGCGCGACGTTCTGAAGGCCGAAAACGAAGTCGTCCTCAAGATGTCGAAGAAGGAGCGCAAGGCTTACGCCTCGATGTCCGAGGACGAGCGCAAGAGCTACATGGCGGGCGACGCCGACAAGCGGAAGTCAATGCTGGAGAAGGCCGAGGGCCAGCTCCGTGAGAAGGCCCTCTGCGACTCGATGGACGACGCCACCAAGGCCAACTTCGAGAAGGCGGGGCCGTCCAGCCGCGCCGCGATGCTGGAGGATCAGGAGAAGAAGCTCGCTAAGTCCAAAGGCCCTAAGGGTGACAAAGGCCCCAAGGGCGACAAAGGCAAGGACGGGGAAGACGGCGAGGACGGGGAAGACGGCGAGGACGGTGACGAAGTGGACGACGAAGAAGATTACGGAAAGGCGAAGAAGGCGAAGAAAGCCATGCTGAAGAAGTTCGACGTGGTGGACGACCTTGTCACCCGCGTGACCAAGGCCGAGACCGAGCTGGCGACCGCCAACCGGACGGCTCGCATCCTGAAGTTCGCCAAGCGCGCCGAGACCGACCTCCCGCACACGGCAGGGACGCCGGAGGCGAAGGGCGAGATGATCATGAAGCTCGCCGACTCTCTGGGCGACGGCAGCACGGCGTTCGACAACATCATGAAGAGCTTGGTGGAGGCCGACAAGGCCATTGCCAGCCACTTCACCGAGGTTGGCAAGAGTGGCGGCAACATCCCGGCCCTCCTGGTCTTCGAGAAGCGCGTATCGGATGTCAGCAAGAGTGACAACATCAGCGTGGCC